ATGGTTACTATTAAAGTTCGCTTTGCTGCGAGTATGAAAGGTAAGTTACCCATGGGAACTTTCGACGCATTGAGAAATGAGATCACAAAAAGATTGAGCCAGAAATACCCAGATTTAAACATCGATATCAACTGGGGTTCTCAAGCTAATGTGTCCATTGATGGTCTTGGAAAGAACGAAAAGAAAACCTACATCGAAGAAACGCTGGAAGAAATATGGAATGACGGGGATTGGATGCCTGAAATGAAAGAAACTGAGGAAGTGGAGTATTTCGATAAATGATCAGATTGCGCCAACCACTCGAGCTGGCGCACCTTAGTTATTACTCTTCTAGTTTGCTTGCTTGTTCTTGTTTGGATTCTTCCTCTAATCTCTCCGCTGCCTCACGCGCAGCTTTTTCAGCCTCTTCTTTCGCTACCCGTTCCGCTTCAATTTTCGCTAGTCGCTCCGCTTCAGCTAGCTTCTGATTGTAGATAGAATCACTTGGCATATTCACACGAACATCAATCCAGTGACCATTGGGAATATCACAAGGCTCACCCGGAGTTAACTCAACCATTTCCCCATCAACTTCTTTAAGAAATTCAGGGTAAAGCTTGAATCGCTCATATTGAATGTTCTGCGGCAAGTCATGCTTGCGATATGTAGTATAAAGTACGATATCACCATCCTCATCAGGCTCAACGATACGACCGTCAAATGGATGTGGTTTACCTTTTTCAAGTACATCATAAAGCACATACACAAGTGGAAGCTGGTTAATTCCGCATGGAATTGTGATACCACCATTAACACCTCCCCAACTAGCATCAGAGTGTAAACCAAGGACCCCATGCAGTTGATAAATTCCAGTGTGCAGTTTCTTGAGTGTTACACCCTCTGATTCATCGTTAAGTTCGATGTGGTCTGCGAATACCTTAATGATTGGGGATGCAGCTTTTATGTTACCGTTTGAGTCTTTTGTGGTATTAAGCGAGTGTAGTAAGATCGCATCAGTTTCAATATTATTCATAATGAATTTAGCGCTAACAATATACTTTCCGCTAATAACCGCACCGCCAAGCATAAACCCAATATTGTCGTTATAGTATGAAGAGAAGCCTCGGAATCCTGAAGATAAGTTATCTTTGTTGAAATTAGTGTAGCTAAAAAAACCGGTTATCTTCTTTGTGTCATCATTAACATTAAATGGACTCGCTCCGAACGGGCGACTGCCAACACCAAAATCACCGACAAGCATAGCCGTTCCAGTTCTATTTGGAATGCTAAAGATACCTAATGTTTTCTCATCTTTATCTCTATTAATGATAGTTGCCATATTGCTTTCTGCTGCTGGATTTGTTTGAAACATCACATACGAACCATCAAGTCTGATCAATCTAAGTGATGTCCAGTCATTTGTGCCGCTAACTCTGATGTTAGTGTGATTGAAGGTTGTTGGTCCTGTAACTACACCGCCTTTTTTATCAAACTTTCCATCAATCAGCTTTTTCAGAGCAATGATACTTTCTAGTTTTACCGTTTCACCCGTCGGTGTTTTGACTTCAACAATGCCGTCTTGCGTTAGCCATGCATCCATGTTGCGCAAGAAATACTGGATATACTGCTGATTCGCTAGCATCTTGCGAACACCATCGCTCATGCTATCTAGAACGAATGTCGCAATCTGATACTTCGCTGCTGAAGCTGCTACTGGCACTGGATATGTGAGGTTAATCTCTGTATCTGAATTCACTGATAACACTGTGTTCATGTACACAACGTTATTGATGAGATAGGAAATTGGGCAACCCTCCGAGATGCCGGCTAAGTTATCTTTCCAGCGCGTTCCGGTACCTTTTATTTTAGTTTGTCCTGCCGTAGTTGCGATTGTGCCTGCTTGATAAATCATATTAACTCCAAAATTTGGACGCAAAAAAACCGCTTTCGCGGCTTATCGTTGAATTGAGTATTTAGAAGTAGTCGTTGAAATCGATGCTGTAACATCCCGCATAAACGATTTGGTTGAACATAGAGTTTGCGTACGATGGGTAGCTATCTACTGTCCACATCTTAGTTGCCTGTATCCGGCTTCCTGAAACAACAAAGCCAGACATATAACAGTTTATTGAGTTCCTTTCGTTCTCCAGCCATGTATTAGGGCTATCCATGGTAAACATAGGAACACTGAACTTGCTTGTCGCCACATTGTTACTTGTATTAACAATTTGTCCGTTGTTATAAAATGGGCAATAATCTGATGAAAAAGCTACACCGCCGTTTTTATTCCAAATCGTTAACCCATCTGCGGGTTGTAAATTCAATCCATACGCAAAGATAACCACATAAACGTACCCTGCATTTCTCGCAATGACTCTGGAATTGGGTCTATCATAGCGAAGCACCTGACCTGACGATTCCGGTCTTAAAAAAACTAATGCAGATCCGCGATTAGGGATATCAGCCGGTATACTCCAATACCCTTTACTGTATTTATCCACATCGATATAAATCTTTTTGCGATATACGCAGTAAGCTACCGTGGATTCTTGCGTGATTGCTCTGAAATTATCAATCGCGGCATCTAGCTGCGAGTTAATAAACAAACCGTACGAATCTTGCGGCGCTTCCTTCAGTACGCCATACAAGAAAAAGTGGGAGTTACCATCACTCCCCGGCAACCAACCTGAATCACCGCCCCACCAGTCATAGTTACAATAGAATGTATCGCCCGACACCCAATAGCTTCCGATACTCACGCCCTGCACCGAACCATAAGCCAGAAAGTGGCATAACGCTGAAGGTACAATGACCACATTGTATTTCGACATTCCTGGTACATTAACAGACTTATTTTTTTGATACGGCTGTGGGCTGAGTGGATGAATAACAATATGCTTTAGAAAGGTTAGCGGATAAGAGTTGTTAGTGATTTCAATCGGTTTCCCGCCGTCTTTAGGGTTTATGAATAGCCCATAATCATCACTCATGCTGGACGCCTCCCCACTTTCACGGCCCATCTTCCATTTTCGTCATAGACTGTCATTCCGGTACCATCGACTAACACCCGACCTGCATCCCCAACGATTTTAAAATCCCCGCTGATGAGTAGTTTGTTAAACTCCGCGTCGCCCGTTTTAGCGTCAATATTAAAACCAACTTTGCTGGGAACGTAATTTCCTGACGTCATTTTGTCAGTCACAACTACGCTATTTAGCCAAGCCTTATCAATAAACGTTTCTTTCATGAAAATTTGACCATCTTTCATGTACATAAACGTTTCAAATTTACCGTTTGTAGGGTTGATGAATGCAAAGTTATTCGCCATAAATCCGATGTAAGTGCTGACTTTCCCTGCCTTCACTTCGGCACTAATAACCATCCCTGCTTTGTAGAATGTTTTGTTGTACCAAACACCGGCGTTCACATCCCAAGTAGCATACCCTTCACCAGTAGCCGTAAACTCAGTTGTTGCCTTCGTATCAATAAGCGCACTTTGCTCACCAAATTGAGCTTGTACCCGAGTTTGTGATTCTGAAAATGCTTTATCCAAACTTGCAATAGCTTTGTCGTTTTTAATGACTCCAGCTTGAACCCCTTCAATTGAAGCTGTGATCTCAACAATAGATTGAGCCCATGCCAACTCAGCGCTAGCAAACACACGATCCAAGCGCTTAATCTGCGCCATTGATTCGCCGTGTTTTGTGAACAAATCTTGCTGAACTTCAAAGGTGGCGGCACCATTTATCAAGCTAGCTTCATTGAGCCAATTAAGCTGTTCCTCCAGCCTTTTTCCGGCTTCAGTAGTCATGAAGCCATCACCAAGCATATCAATGATTTCATCTGTTTTGGTTTCCGGTGCGCCGCTCGCTTCAACGAATTGCGATTTACCAACCGGGTTAACGCTTCTGACATACACGTAATAAACTTGACCTGCTTTCAGATTGCGTCCCTGAATAACCCACATAGTGCCATTACCCAAGTATTCAGCCAGTTGCTCAACATCATTAATATTGGCTATACGCTTAACTGAAAACCAGAATTCATATTGCAAACGTAAAGCGTTCTGACCACCAACATACGGGATCACCCCTAAACTAAAAAACCCCGGAGTCACTTCAATATGCGATGGTGGCGGTGGTGGGTTAATGTCAAATGACACTGTTGACTGGTCACCCTTTTGCCCATCCTTGTTTTGTGGAGATACCGATAATAAATAGTTACCTTGCGGTAAATTACCGATTCTATATCGATTTTCTTGTGTTTTAGCAGTACCGACAATGCGACCGGCTTGAGTTAGCTTCAGAATAAAATCAACACCGCGGACTGCAGTTGTTGTCGTCCAGTTTGCTTCCACTTGCCAGCTATCACTATCAGGACTCACTTCAACAGATAAGTTTTCTACCGGTGGAATATAACCGCCTAGCGGGGTGTCGGGTAACGGCTCGAACGTGACGCCCTGATCAACGATGGACTCCTTTTCTGGTATATGCTGAACAGCAATAACCCCATAGCTTCCATCGCCTTTATCCGTGATTGTTATTGCTCTAAACAGCCGTCTTGCTAGCACGGATTGCCCTAACGCCCAGACAGTCCCATGTCTTACTCCATTTGGAAGAGATTCAACCTTAATCTGATTACTTGATGGATAGCTGACTGCCTTTACTCGCTCTGGCTTTCCGGCTCCGTTGATTACCGAGATCATAGTGATCCCCGTTTTTGGCGGTTCAATATCACGGTCAAGGGTTAATATTTTTTGCACAGTATCGACCTGCAATAAGCGGCCACCAATCTGCTCACCAACCCAGTCATTGTCCATGACTTCAATAATGTCACCGGGTGTATGCCTTAAACCTTCAGCGCCTACATCGAATTCAACCGTTTGAGTTTCTAATTTTTCAGTGAGCAGGATCCACAACCCATGACGTCTAGCTTGCCCTCGACTAGTGCAGCCAAAGGCATCAACTCTTAGTACATTGGGACCAAATTGAGCGACCAAACCGTCATCGGAAACTTGTTCAATACTCGTTTTCCAACCATTTTCAGGGTCAATGAATCGCACCTCAATGATAGTATGCCTAGCTTTTAATGGACTAAAACTATAGTTAAATCGCCCATTCACAACGTTAGCATTCGTGTATGGCCAGACAATATCACTAGGTCTATCTTGAACAAAAGTAAGCTGCTGACCATTCCACACAGGCATAATACGCATCATTGAGCATAAGTCGCTCATATAGTCATAGGCTTTACGAATATCAGTAAGATAGGCATTGCACGTCATTCGTGGCTCTTTGTCACCAAACCCATTCGGTACTAATTGATCACAATACTGTCCAATCATATAGAGCGCAAACTTATCAACTTCCGAAATTTTCAGGCGCTTCCCAAGGCCAAAACGTTCGTTGGTAAGTAGGCTATACAATACCCATGCAGGGTTATTCGTGTACGCAGGTTTAAACGAGCCACTCCAAATTCCCTTGTAAGTACGTGTTTCAGGATCGTAGTTATCTGGAACCTGAATGATTAACCCTTTTACAAGATAATTTCGACTAGGATATTGATTGCCAAATTGCTCACTTTCAAATGTCAGTCCAGCAACCGCCGACCCCGGATACGTTTGAGTGATATCTGTGATTTCAGTATAACTTGACCAAATAGTATTGTTTTGTAGCTTATCGCTAGTGCTATCCGCTGTTAAACGAACCATTCGGATGCTAAATGGTGGTGACGGAAGATTATCAAGTATGACAGCCATCAAGTAGGGTGAATTGCTACGTTTCCCTCGAATCGTCACATTCTTCTCTGTTACCCAAGACCCGCCACGCTGTATTTGAATTTGCAGATCAACCGATGTCCCAACGCGGTCACCATTATCTTTAACTTCAACTAAAGCTTGTGTCCCGAAGGTCAAGCGAAGACGGTCGATGTTACGAGAGGTAATTGTCCTTGTGACCGGGGTGCTTTTCTTCACTTCAATGCTAACAGGCGTTTCACTGGATGAAGATGAAAAACCTTCTAACGCGGGCTGTTCCAGCGTTCCAGATACCCACTGAGCCGTCATACCATTGACATTACTGTTACCCGATGAGTCGATAACTGGAGTATTGTTTAAGTAAACTCCCTTGAGATCCCCAACGGGACCTTCAATAGGCCCCTCGCTGACTAAATCAATAATGGACAGTTTTTGTCTTGATGTTAAGTCATTTGGTGCTTCATACGGCGTATGTTGCTTACCACCATTTTTACCCATGATTACGTCTCCCCACTACCGCCGTGTTTACCTACATCAATATCTTTTGCATCACCGTCATCCATAATTTCAACAGCCTGAGAAATAACCCGAGAACCGCACATGATTTCACCGTATGCCACCGGAACAGGCATCCCTTGCGCTACTGAGTTTTCTAAGTTGCTGAAATAGGTATTTCCCTTCTCTTCTTCCGATCGGGATAAATTAGGCGACTTGGGCATCGGCGTTAGCATTTGAGCTACTCCACCAATCATCATCGCGGCACCAGCCAGCATCATCGATGCACCAAAGCTCCAACCCGCAGGGTTCCACCATCCCACCGCAAGAACAGCAGCGCCGGCAATAAACTGAAAAACACCACCGTTTTTTGCGCCTTCAATGCGAGGAACAATGTGAATAACGGCATTTGGCATTAATGGCTCATGAATACGTTGATGAAGTTCATCTGGTGAAACATCGGACCCGCTGATGCGGATGTGGTACCAACCTTCACTGAAGTGTTTTTTTAGATTGGGAATTTGCAGAAATAAGGCATGTAAACCTTGTACTGCAGTATGAATATTTAAATCGAAGCGGCGTCCAAATCGTTGGAGATCCCCGTAAAATCGGATGGTGACCATTTTCGGTAACGCCAAATCGAATGCGTCATTTTTTGCCATCTTTCGTTGTAGACCTCGCGCTTACTCAGTTGGTTAGGGACATGATGCAGAATAGTTTGATTACCAAGATAAACAGCGGCGTGATTGGCTCGTGAACTGGCATAGCAACACAGAATAATATCTCCTGGTTGAATATCCCTTTTCACTTGTTTGAAACCATTATTTGTTAGGTTCTCAAGGTACAAATCTTTACCTTGTCGCCACCAGTTATCCTCTCTAACAAAATCAGGAAGTAAATGACCAGCTAAAAGATAAGCATCACGAAACAACCCATAACAGTCAGTGGTTCCATGCTTAAAATCACGTCCGAGTAATAATGGAACAGCGTCAAACTTGATGATTTTTTCATCACAAACTAACCACCAACTCAATGCTGTTTTTAATTGATGCGCTCTGTCAGAAGCGCTAAGGAATGGCTTGCCATTTGGATGGCTGTGTACAATGGCTACAACCTCGCCACGCTGGCTAGCTTGAATATAGTCTTCAGCAGAGATTGAGAAATAATTTTCAGGATCCGCGTGTTGATTTACACAAGGAAGATACATTTCCATTTCATCGATACGAATAATCAAACCGCACGATTCCTGTGGCGCCATGCTTTTTGCATGCTCCAGAATGTCATGTTCTATCATGGTATTCCTTACTGGCTTAGGCGGGATGAAGACAAGAAGCAGCCAATTCTGTCAGTGTTGTTTCTAAGCTTGCAATCTGATAAGCGTTTGCCACATTTATCTTTGCTAGGATCCTTGGTTGGATTTCCTAACTCGTCGGCAACCGGCTCACCTGCGTAACCACACTCTTTAGAGCGATAACTCCACGGGCAAACATCGGATAAAATCACTCGAGCTGGAACAGTGGCGCCATCCGTCTCACTGGGCGCAGCAAGTTCAAACGTTGCTGTTTCAGAATTTAAACTAGTCAGTTGCTCAATGACCCAGCGAGAAACAACCTCTTGAGATGGGTCAGCATTCTCGTTACCACCAGAGAAATTGATTTCATCTAAAAATCGCGCGCGAACTTTTCTGCGGATAACATTGCCACCAGCCCCCGAATTCAATCGACTAGCAATGCCTGTCACGAGCCCAAATAAATTGGAAATAGTGATACTAGGTCGACTTGATGGTCCTTTCCCATTAAATGAAAAACCCTCACCCGAAATAGGGTAAGGGTCATATTCAAGCCCCTGCCAAACAATGGGTTTTAGTAATTCATTGGCGCCATTGTGAAAGCGGTACCGCGTTCCACCAATGTTGGTTAAATCAATTTCATAGAGTTCGATCTCTGCATCACTTTCAAGTTCGGTAATAGAGATTAGCAACTCAGGAGGAATGTTTTGCATTATTGCTCCCATAAAAAAACCAGCCGAAGCTGGTAATGTGAATGCTTAATATTGACGAATACTAATTACTCTTTAGAATGAATATCGCTTCCGCAATGTTTACATTTAATTGCTGCCTCTAAAATATCTTCCGCACAATAAGGGCACTGCTTCACTTTTCTTTTATCTGTCCCTAAATCTATTTTAGTTACAAAATCATTATTATTTTCTTTTTTATCACCCAAAGCCCAGACATAAGCAACAACCCAACCAATAAATGTCCAGCCAAGTAAAATATTTATTGCTAAAATTTGATTAAATTTTGGATGACCTTTGATTTTAGCCTCAATGGAGGGCAGCACATATAGCAAAGGTGCAACAATAAAGAATGACAATGAAACAATCTTTCCAAAGTCATTTAAACTATGGGATGGTATTTGCCCCATTGAAAAACTATAAAAAACAAGAAAAATTAATATAAGAAGTCTTAATATAAACATAGCAACCTCAGGTAAATATGATTGCTATTATCTTAACCAAATAACGATAAATGAAAAGCCATTCTGCTGAATTATACAACTTCCTCAAATTCTGCACTTATTGATGTACGTAAGTTACCTGAGTCTGATGACCATTTTTTGCAAACGACTTTAATAGCTTGCTTTGATTTTTCTGGTTGAAATAAAAAGGAAGTAATGCCTCCATGCTTAGTCAAAAAAGCCAATACCTGATCTGCAACACTAGGTTTCAGCGATAGTGTGATATTGAATTTTTTTAGCTGGTAATTCATACCGTCTGGCTGACGCTGCTCATACCCATCACCAAAACGGACTGCTTTTATCCTTGGAGTGAAATCTGTTTTCATCCCCGGCTTTATTAGCCAACTGAATATTTCCATTATGCCCTCGTTCAACATTATGAAATTACATATAATAAAGCCCCCAGTTTGGAGGCTTTATCTAATTCCTAGCATTAACTATTAAAATGCCCCACCATCACGACGCTGAGTTCTCATGTAATCCTCTATCCCCTTTTTAGCAACATCATAGACCGTTTTAAGAGCTTGCGGTCCAATCTCTCCATTACTACCATCGTTTTGAATAGTAATATGGTTAGTTTGATAAAAACCACCAGCATTTTTATTGGCATTGGCAGCTACAACACCTAACTTTCCGTCAATACCACGTCTAAGTGGTAAAATTGCTTCTGGTCCTGCTTCACCCATTAGCCCAGCACCTCGAGCAAATGGAAAAAGAGTGGGTTTTGATACAATCTGCCCACTGTATGCACTTAGCCCAGGAGTGTTATAGACGCCACCATTAGCATTAGCAACAACTGACCCGCCACCAAAACCAAACGCTTCAAACCCCTTAACAAGGGACATTTTCAACGCTATCTCAGTCAACATTTTTAATATTGACCTAGTGAAGTCTCTAAAACTAGACTCTCCACCAGTTAACGTTTCAGCCAATTGTGAACTAAAGCCATTTAATGTCGCTGAAGTAACACTTTGAATTTGAGCGTTTGCATCGAGCGCTGAGTCCCTATAGTCGCCCCACGCCGTTTTCATGCCAGCAAACCAATCTTGACGGGCTGCATCTTCTTGCTTGAACGTTTCCATTTTTGAAGCTTGAACTTGTGCCCATTGAGGCTCGCCACCATAAGCAGATCTTAGTTGCTCAATCTCTAAAGCTCTTTGAAGCTCACGAGATGATAAGCCCAATGATTCAGTAATAGCCCTTTGTCTTGCCTCTTGCTGTTTTGCATATTTATCAGCTTGGTCGCTAAGTTTATTAAGGTACTCTTGACGTGATACTTGGTCACCAACTTCTGCGAGTGCTTTTTTATTTGCAAGGATGCTTTCTTTGTTTTTTAGCAAAGATTGCTCATCAAGAGATAATTTCCTTTTTTTACCGGCTTCTTCTAGAACGCTAAACTTAGCCTGCTCTAGTTGAAAGTTTTTCCGTTGTTGGCTGATGAAATCCGTTGTACTGGCATGTTGCTGGAGAAGTTTTAGCTGAGCTTGAAGTGATGTTAGTTCAGCCTGTGAAGACTCATCTTGCCTTATGCCAAGATCTGGTCTGTAAGCCTTTCCTTTTGGAGTTTTAGGCGTTTCCCTCGATAGCTCCTTCTTATATTTGATTTCCTCACGCTTAATCGCCTCATCTATTACACCTTTTGATGCTCCAGAGCTTTTAATTTCAGCTAGTCTTTTTTGATGTTTTTCCTCTGCATTCTCGTAATCACTCTTTAGTTTTTGATCTGCAAGGAATATCTTTTTCTTACGATCCTCTTCATTTTTTTCAGCTTTATCTATTGCAGCAGCCAAATCGCTTTGAAATTTAGCTTCTTTTAATTCTACTAATTTTTGTTTGCGCTCATCCATTCCAAATGAATAAATTGAGCCGTCAAATCTTGATATGTAATCTTCCAGCCTCTTAATTTCATCATCAACCCCCATATCTCTACCAAGGTCGCGCATTTTATCAATAGCTTCTTTCGCTGCGTCACCAACCCAATTCCATGCAGATTCTAAATACCCTAAGTTATCTGCTATCTGCTTGGTACGCTCCTTCATTGAATCAGCGTAGGCTTCCATGGCAATTTTGGTAGCATCAGTTCTTTTACCTTGCTCTTCTAACGTCGCTATTTGCTCCAGCTGCGTTGCAGTAAGAAAATGCATTGATTTATCGAGTTCCATCACCGCTTGAACTGGCTGATCTTTAAGTCGCTGAAACTGCTTAATTGTCTCATCGACGGATTGTCCAGTAGCTTTTTCCATCTTGGCTGCAACGCTGGCAACCATATCAACTTGAGCACCACTAAATGAGCCAGTACCAACAACTTGAGCCAAGGCATCAGCCATTTTGTACTGAGTAATTCCCTCGCCAGATAACGATTTAGCCAGATCGTTTAACTGCCCCTTGGTTTTTGCTGCGTAGTTGCCAGTTAAAATCAACTGTTTATTGTATTCACTAAGCTCTTTCGAGCCCTGATAAGCAGCAACACCAAACGCAGCAATAGCTCCAGCACCGCCTACCATTGCCAATTTCCACGGGGTGATCAAAGAGGTAATTGCTTTTAAAGAATTACCGAACCCTCCAAACGAGTCCTTTATTTGTCCACCTTGCTGAACTGCCACTAGCCATGGCGGCATACCCGAGGCGAGCGACGTCACAATATCAGTCATTTGCATCGGCAGCTGTCGCATTGCTTGGCGGTACTGCCCAGAGGTTAAAGTAACCCCTTTCATGACACGATTTTGAGTTTCTAACTTGCGAATATAAACATCTGCTGCGCTCGATACACCAAGTTGAGCCGCTTGAATGCGCAGCATTTCAGTACGAGATAGATTTTGCTGGGTAACTTGCTCTTTAAGTTTGTTAATGAATCGCTGCTTTTGCTGCGTTACTGATATCTCTGCGCGCTCAAGCGATTTTGCCGCACCGACAGCTTGAGAGGTTAATGCTTGGTAATCTTTGACGTGTAATAGTCCTTGTTGCATGTCTTGGTTCATGCGACGGCGTACTTCATTAAGACCCTCAAGCCCCTTCCCGTATTTTTGAACAGCATCAAGTTGGGTATAGTATTGCTCAGCCAGAATTTCTTGGTTACGTGCAGACCCCGCTCTTTTGGTCTCTGCCTGCATAATTTGTTGAATTTTCTGGTGTGTTTCGTCCATTTCCTTTTGAGCCAAGCGTCGCATGGCTGACTCTTTTTGTTCCGCAGAAATAGACTCTTTTTCAAACTGTTTTAACTGGGACCGCGAGCGCTGAAGGGCGGCTTCTGCCTTAGCTGATTGTCTTTCAATGAAATCTTGCTGGCGCTTAATTGATGCTTGCTCGCGACGCTCTTGTTCAGTCAATTGTCTTTCGACTCGACCTGCTTTTTCAAGAAACTCCGTCGTATTAGCGCCAATTTTAATCTCAAGATCCGCGATTTGGCTGCTCATATCTTACCCCTCCCGTAATTCCCTCGCTGACTGATTGAATAACGTCATCTGGCATATCCTCATCATTAGGCTCTATGTCAGTTAGCAGCATGAAATCGGTTATTTCAGTTTTTGCACCACACATGGCTGAATAAACGGAACCATGCAAAGCAGCAAACTCAACATCAATCAATTGCGGCATAAATGGCGTTCGACTAAAATGATCAACCCAATCGTTATATTCAGTTGCACTCATTTCACTGAGCATTCTGCGCCAATCAGGTCGACCAAACTCACGCGCAAGGCGCAAGGCAAACGTGCGCTCACGGCTGGCTATTTTCCCATTGAATCTTGTTCATTAGTCTCTTCACCTTCGGCGGAAGATTCTTGGGCATCGCCTTTCATTCCACTGATTTCAGAAATAACAGAAACTGCCTCTTCCAGTGCCGATGAACTCCACGTTAAGGCAACCTCTTCATATACCTCTTCAACATCACGGTCTCGGTCGCTATGCCATAGAGATCGAGAAACTAGCCATACATTGCTTTCTGCAATTTGGCGCATGGATTTTGCTGCAAGTTCAATACCTTCCAGATTGCTAGACTCTTTTTCTTTCAATGCTAAGAAATCAAAATAATCTGCGCGCTGTAATGCTGAAAGTTCGTGCAGAACAACTAATTCACCGCTAATTTGTGTTTCTTTTTTCTTTAAAAACATATTGATACCCTTTTGGTTAAAAATAAAAAAGGCCGCTTAGCGACCTGTTAAATTTGATTTGAGAACTCCATTTCCGCAAAGTCTTCAAGCAAGACTGAGATTTTCCGTATTGCCTCATCGGTTAGCTCTTCATTCATACACCAAGAAACCAATACTGTCGGATCTGGTAAGTATTCTCTTTTCAGCATATTGAAGAACTGCATGCTTAATTCTAGGTCGCTTTTATAATCCTCCCGATAATATGATTTTAAGAAGTTAGCCAGCGACTCTACGCTAAACTTAATATCACCCAATGATGAACGAAAAACAGGCCGCTTATGCATAGCGACCTGTCTAATCAAAAATAACTCGCTAACGATTAATGAGAATGTTTCTACTTGCTCACTGTAATCTTGCTGCATGACTTCCTCCTTGCTGAGAAGGAAAAATTAGAAGCCCCTGCATGCCTGATTTACCAAAAGCCTGAACGCATCTTGCCTCAAAGTCTTTATAGTCAACGCAACCATTAGCCAGGGTGGTAACAGCAACTAATTGATCTTGTAATAATTGCTGAGCTTCTGACTTTAGGTATTGATGAATTTTATCTTTGCTACCTTTAGCCAGTTGTCGAGCTTCATCGTAAACTGACTCAGGTAATACGACTTGATATACCCATTTAGCGGTTATCATTCCAAATAACGACGGGCAGCCACCAACATGCCCAGCATAAGGCAAGCCAGACATTCTGCTTAAAGCTTGATAGAATGGATGCTGGAAGCGTTTTTCCCATGATGTTGGCTTATCAAGTAAAAATATCGCGTTGATTCTTTCATCGTTATAAACTGGAATATTGCCACGGATAAGAGCATCAATTTGCTCATCGCACCAGATTTCAAAGTCTACAGAAAGCCAGCGCGCAAAACGCACTGCCAGCTTAGAATGCAACCATGTACCACCGCCCCTATCCTTCCTTGCTTTGCTTGTTTTTACATACGGGATTTTCCCGTATCTACGTTCAAGCGCCTGAATATACGCCATAGTCTCAGGAAGCCTAACCCACTCATTAGGAAGCTTGCCAAATTTAGCCGCTATATCTGTCGCATTAACCCACCCGTCGTTATTAAAACGTACAGGATGACCTTGATATTCGAGAGGAATAATATTGTTCATAGTGTCTACCTTACTTAGTAATGAACCCTTGCCGAAATAGGAAACCAGCCCATCGAAGCGACACCAGCTATAACTGATCCCCTCAAAGGCTCATTACCTAAATATTGGCTCGATGTATTACGTACGAATGTGCTTTCGGTGCACGGGAGAGAAAATAAAAAAGCCACACTGAGTGTGGCTATATGATTGATCTGGCGAGTTAGCCTTTAGGCTGAACGACTGTTTTACCTTCTGGCTTTGGTGGAATTTCTTCCGCCAACGTTGGGCGACCTGTATTTTTAATCTTTACCGTTCGCGTAATTGTTTCTTTGATTGGGATGGTTTTACCGAGTCCACTCAGCCACCCTTTGAATAGGTCAACCGTTCCGTTTGGATAAGCAATTTTGTAGAAACGTGAAGCACCGCTGTCGAACCATTTTACAAGGTCTTTTTGCCCCTCTTCTCCGGGCTTCCACGCTAGCGTAATGCTCGCCTCACCGGAGGATTTCTCCCCCTGAGTCGTATTTTCCCAATCACCATTAGGGTCATCAAGGTAGCTATCATCCTCACTGGCCGCAGTGATCTCACCCGGTTGTAGTTCCTTGACTTTACCGAGGCGAGTAAAGCCAGTCTCACTTAATGGATCCGTAATTTGTTCTTCATCCCCCGTGTAAATCCACAAGGTAGTTCCAGCGCCCTTAACTGGCGCCAGTGGATTAGGTACCGTTGGCATAGTTCTGTTCCTTACATTTCATATTTAATTTGATAAGAAAGGTCGACAGAGGCCCACAACGACATTTCATCATCGCGGTCATAGTCATAGCCTTTCGGTGTCATATCAGTAATCACTCCCCCTAAATCAGTCATATCAGCCACCGCTGGATATAATTTTTCCTCGACCCACTTATCTAACGTGGCATCGGGTACGGATGATTTAAGGAAAAGTTCGAGGTGGAGAATGGCTGTCCATTGATTGGAATCCAGATAATAAGGATCTGGTCTTGGCTCTGTAAGATAAACAGCAATAACAGGCAGCTCAGATTCATCAAAATGAGTTGGCCGACCATCATACGTTTTGATATTCGGAAAGCGCTCATTTAAGTGCTGTATGACTGTATTGCGAATTCGAGTGTGAACAATCACTATCCCTCCTTAAAGTACAGCCTTAACTGATTATTTAATGCATAGCGTACTTCTTTATCGATATCCGATTCTCGAACATTAATAGCGTGTTCTTCAAAAGCCTCAGTCAGCGGTTTTGAGACAGGGATTTTCACCACTTCAATAGGATATCGACTCTTACCAACACGCTGCATTACATGCCAGCGGCCATTGTTGAGTTGCTGAATAAATGCATTATGAAACGTGAATTTTCCAACCTTTAAAGTGCTCCCTATTCGATTACCTGCATGCCGACTTCGCGATAATTGAACTCGTGCGGTACCGAGTACGATAGCAGGGAGATTCCCTCGGTTAACAGTAACGCGGGCTTTTGGGGTTCCATGTTTTGAACTCGCCTTACTGAACTTAACGCGCTTACGGATAATTTTTTGCTGGATTCGCACTTCTTTAGAAACCTGCTTGACGCTACGGCTTATCGCTCTTGCAGCAACCCGGTTAATCGCTTGTGCGGTCGCAATGGGTGTGACCTTATCAACAATGACATTTAGATTACGAATTGCGTCATCAATCCCCTTCATCGTCAACAACCTCCAGAAAAAGCATCCACTTGCCATTAAATCGCTGTCGGCGAGTGGCTATGTAATGGATCCCATCAGCAATAACGCGATCATTCTTTCCGGGCTTAAATGAATCAGAAAAAATGACATAGGAAACCCCATCCCCCGTAACCGGACCAAATTCAGGTAGAAAATGAGAATCCACCCCAATATGTTCCGTGCCGTTAATGGAGATAGGTTTCCCCATCCGCTTTGCAATGAGTGCGTCCATTCGATCCGTTAATCGTTCAAACGCACTCATGGATTAACCACCGGCGGCAGCAACTGCAGGGAAAATGTTGAGCTTTACTGCGACCATCTCATCACCCGCTTCCGCGGCTGCCCATGTTACGCCCACCGCTGCACCACCTTTATCTGCAACAATGCCTTTTTCAGCGGTTACAGCTTGACCAGCCGTCAATGCCACTCCCGCTTTTTTAGGAAGCAAATAAACCCCCTCGGCAAAACCATCACCGATTTCACCAGGAGCAATGTTTGTCGCCGCGATGCAAGCCAAAGCACCAACCATCACAAGAGATCCACTTAGAATGCTATCTTTCGCGGAGGTATTAATAATCTCAACAGTCAAACCCTGTTGCTGGTAATTCTTAGCCATAATGTCTCCTACCGGCTCCGAAAAGCCGGATTTTAGGTATAAAAAAAAGCCCGTCAGGGCAATATGCTTAGTTTAATAATCGAGATTAAGCTTCAACACGAAGCAAGCCGCGGTAATCAACAGGCGCAACACCCGCATCAATGCGAACTTTTGTGGTTACGCCATCAGAAGTAAACCCTTCTTGTTGGTCGATATAAGGAACATCAACACCATTTAAATAAGCGACTTCAATAGTGTCAGTGCCTTTTGCTGAGGTCATATACCATGTGGTATCGCCATTAACATCTAAGCGTGGCTCAGTAATGATTTCGGCAATATTACGAATAGGGTTGATGATGTTGGCATTCACGTCTGCGCCTTTTACGCTACCAGAGCCAACAACTTGAATCGCTGCGATTTCTAATGCTGTTGGCACAAGCATAAATGCAGGGCGAATATTTAACGCTCGCTCGCCTTCTTTTTGCTTGCGCATGGCTGTTCGACCATTGGCAATAGTGTCAACGTCCATACCGCCTTTAATACTGTTACCATGATCTGCACCAAAGAGTGGCTTGCTGTCAGATTGCATTTTTCCATTTTTCGTCAGAATATCGTAAACCAGATCGCCAATGGTGGCTTTAGCTGCGCGTCCCAGCTTCATTGGGGTATCGGTTAGCATTGACATGTCATCGTTAATAATGGCTTGCCGCGAAATGCTAAAAAGCTCCCCGTAGGTGGCAAGTGCAATCGTCTCTTTTTTGTCGCTCGTAGTGACATATTTATACTCTGCCCCTTCACGAACTTTACGAATCGAATTAAAGCCTCCCATGCCGACGCGAGTTGCAGTTTTAAAATCGCTGAGTTGCCCTTTCTTCGTCCATAGATCAAACGTTTCCTCAGCCTCATTCCAGCCTTGTAAAATAGATTTGTTGGCAACATCCAGTAAAATATTACCAAAATCAGAGGTGGTGTGAGTAAACGCCATTGCGATCATCTGCATTGGGTTATAGCTTGCAACACCCACGCCGCGATCAGCCAGCGACATACGGGCTAATTCGCGGAGTGTCATGCAGTTATATGGGTTGTCAGCATGAACTTCATCATAGCCAGCACGCGCCATCAACGATGCACGAACACTGTCACCGACGATGTTGCCGTTATTTGCGAAGATATGCGCACCATAATCGTTCTTATTGGTCGGCGTAGCTTCTTGTCCTAGTTTATTAAGCAGCTTCTCTCTTGCATTCTCGACAGAACAATTCACATCAAGCACACACTCCATCATCGTGTCGTTGTGCTTGCCACCAAACATCGCAAACAGATCTTTGATACCGTTCATGCGGGCTTGCTCATTCTGGCGCACTTGAGCCTGAATACCTTCAGTGTCCGGTTGTGGAGCATTCGCTGGATTCTGAGGCTGTGGAGCCGGTTCATTGACGGGATTAGTCGTGTTACGTGGATTTGCTAAACTGTTTTTCAGTGTGTTTTTTAATGAATTTGGCATGGATTTAAATTCCTCGATGCGTTTAGATGAAAGACTCGCCATTGCTTTAACTGGCTCAATAATGGTGTTAGCAAAACCGTGCTCAACGCACTCTTCTGCCGTGAGCCATGTTTCTTCACTGAGCATGGCTTCAAGTTCTTCTTTGGTTTTCCCTGTTTTCTCCATGTACGCGGGAATTAAGACGTTTTCGACTTTATCCAACAAATCGGCGTAGTCACGCATATCATCGGCATCACCCCACGATACCCCCCATGGCTTATGGATCATCATCATGGCATTGGTTGGCATAATGACTTCATCACCCACCATCGCGATGACCGAGGCCATGGATGCCGCTAAGCCATCGATATATACCGTAATGCTGGCATTGTGGTTTTTTAACTGGTTGTAAATGGCGATACCTTCAAAGACTTCACCACCCGGTGAATGAATATGAAGATTAATGTGGCTAAGATTTCCCAGCGCAATAAGATCTTCAGTAAATCGTCTTGCGCTAATACCCCAGCCACCAATTTCGTCATAGATGTAGATATCTGCCGTCGTTTCACTGGTTGCTTTCATTTGAAACCAGTTTTTATCCGGTGATGACATCAATGGCTTATTCATCGCTGTGCTATTTTTTGGTGGTACTTGATGTGTTTGTGTCATTTGCATGTTCGCTACCTTTGTCATTTGCCGGATCGGTATCAAAAACCAACCCCAGCCGTTTATTTTCATCGATTTCTGCTTTACGACGACGTTTAACCTCCGCAGGGTTCCCTCCTCGAGCTCGAACCCAGTCACTCTCCGATGCAGCCCCACCACGAATTTGTGTTTTCCATGCATTAGATTCTTTAAGTGGGTCAATCCACGGCATAACCGGACCACTGTAAGTAGCGTTATAGAGTGAATCGGGATCAACATCCGGTGGGACGACAATCACCCCTGAAGTAATCGCCATGTTTAACCACTGACGATAAACAGGACGGCTTACAGAGCCACAAAAGGTGTCTTGCAAGATGTAGTAACCCTCAAATGACTCCACCAGCTCTTGTCGCTGTGCGCTGTATGTCCCGTTATAATCACGCGCAATACTGGAATAGCTTCCGCGACTTCCTGCGGCAACCGCTCTAAGCTGACCGTTACGGAAATTTTCAAGGTTTTGGTTGGGTCTGTCTGACTTGATCATGCCAACATCTTCACCGGGTTTTAGCCCATCAAAGATAATGCCGGGGACAATATCGAGACTACGATCATCTTCATCACTGCCATCATCATAAGTACCCGCATCCCCTTTTTTGATATACATCCCCAAAGAGGCGGCAATACGTGCAGCGGTCAGTTCTGCATCTTCATAGTCTTTCAAAGCACTCAGACGCGTCAAAATGCCAGAAAATAAACTATTACCTCGGATTTGATGCAATCGACGCACATATTTTAAATGCAGCATGTTTTCGGTCAGGATGGACTTGAGATCGCCCATTTGCTGCCCTGTGGTGAGTAAGCTTTTGTACACAAAGTAAGACTGCGGGCGCCCCCAATGATTAAGCTGAATGCCCTGCCGAATATTTTTACTTGTATCATCGAGGTGAATTGGCACAAAGTCTGGCTCCAAGGCTTCCAGCCAAAATGGGATACCTGCCTGTTTATCAAGCCCCTTTTGATTACCCCTCACTAATTGAGCAAAGACCTCGCCGTCTCGGATCCACGTTCTGACTAAAAGCCGCTCAAGCATAGGTCGCGTAAATTGCCCTGTCACTTCCGGTCGAATTGACCATTCAGACCACGCGGTTCGGATCTGCTTCGCGAGATCATCATGAATTTGCCCGGTAAGAGATAATGGCTGAGGTTCAACAATAATCCCTTTACTCCCAACAACTCGCTCTTCAATTTTGTCAAGAATGCCAATGACAAGATCGTGATTACTGTCCAACCACCTTGCTTGCTCGCGTAATGACTTACCGCCCATTTGAGTTAATTGGTTGGCATCTCGGCTCTCTCTGCGGGCTTTATGAATGCGAGAGGGTGTTGCTGCCTCATAGGCTTGAATCGTATAACGAGATTTGGCTCGCTGACTCGCCCATGACGGTGAGAGTGCCGCGATAACCTTATCCAACATATTCATGAAAACCTCGCCACTTTATAACCGGGAGAATGACGGCGTGAAGCGCTGGTTGCCATATATCTAGCCTCCCACTGCTCGCGCCCCTTACGGATTTCACTCAAATTTTCCATGGTCATTGACTGTCCATTAAACGTGACGTTTTTACCCTGCAGTATTTCCATTTCTGCCTTTAGGTAAGCATCCAGCATTTCCTTAATTTGTTCACGGGTCATACCCACCCTCCAGAATTTGCAGACACAGGGGACCATGCCGAACTTACGCTAGGTTTGGTCTCTTGTGTTTCAGTGTGAGATTGAATTGATGTTGAGCTTGAGGAGGGTTGGCGATTTACTGGCTGTGGTGATTGAACATTGTTCACATCCGGCAACCTTGCCCACCTAGGTGGGTTCTCCCATTTGATTTTTTCGTAACCGAGTAATATGACTAAAGCATGCGCATAAACCGTTAAGTCAAAAGCTTCGTTAGCCCCTTTACCCGGCTTCGACCATTTACCATTACTGTCGCGCTCTTCATACGTGAGTTCATCGTAAAAAGAATCCTCCAGCCAATCAGGAAAGTGGATATAGTTATTCCCCACCGTATCTCTTCCTAAGTGTGATGAAATACGGTCTTTTAATTCATTGGTTTGTAGCAAGTAAATAGGCACGTCACCACGAGCCCTTGCACGGCGATCTGAGCGCTCTGTATTATCCGGATAAGATTTGGTAATCAGTTTGCTTTTAGCCTTACCATCTCCTTTAAAAAGGTATACGCGACGAGAAAGCCCTTCTTTTTTGCACTTTCGCCAAAACTGATAAGCGTTATCTGTTACGCCTTCTTCCCCACCGGTATCTACCGCCATGCTATGAATACCCATTTCAATATCTTCATGATCTTGAAGTGGATATGTTTTATCTAAAACATCTGTAATTAAAATATCCCAGTCCTCGGCATAAGAGGAAGGGTCTATTTTTAAGGCTTCACCATCCGTGTTAGAACGCAGGGAATACGTGATATCAAACCGATCAATTATCCATCGCTCACCTCTGGCGCCATAACCTGTAACTTGAACGACAAAGCGGCGTTTTTTACCGCCTTGTACGTCGACTGTAGCAACCAAAAATCTCACACCAGAAGGTACTGAGCCATAGTCCCAATATTCAGCCCGCAATTTAAGATCATCACCGCTTCGCTGCTCTTGGTTGATTTTCGGTAAGTAAGGCTGCCCCCAGTCTGTGTTAATGACGGATTTTAGGGTTTCTTCACTCCCGGTTCGTTCATATTCCTGCTCGGCATTGAGTAAGTTATAAACTAACTTTTCCCACGTCTGATATGCGGCTGCTGGACCTTCCATCCAAAATGATGCAATGCGGGAGTCTCGTGCATTTCCTGTGATATTACCTTGTTTATCAATGGATTGACCTTCTCTGAGCCAGACGCCGCGATTGTTTAACGTTCTTTTTTGCTCAGGCTCAATCAAATTCATGCACTGTGGACACTGCAGTCTGGCCGCTTTGCTTCCTGTTGTTGGATCATCACCCTCACTAAAACCCACCATATTTTCACGAATAGGAAGAAAATATTCTGAACAGTGTGGACATGGCCAATACCAGCGCCGGCGATCACCTCGATTATAGAGAGATAAAATCCCAGTGGTTGGTGGGGCTTCATGTGGTGTGTTTCGCCGCCATTTGCTGTTTGTAATTTCTCGACCAGGAGAACTTTCAACTAATGTTTTTCCCGCAGACATAAACGTCGTAGTACGTTTTGATGCTAGTGTATAAGCGTCCCCTTCGCCGTCCACATCCTCTGGAAATCGGTCATAATCTGTCAATGCGACAAATCGGTAGTCAGATGAAGACATGATATTCACCGATGGCCAGCCTATTTTTAGGTAATTCCCAGCCTTAAAGGTTTTATCATGAACGTTATTATCGTTACGATGCAGGCTGAGTCTTTTGGCAACTTCACGGCTCGATCTAAATGTTCTATCTAATCGCTTCTTGGAGTGCTCCCGCGCTTTTTCTTCTGTCATTTGAATCAGCAAAAAATCAGCGGGATCACAAACAATCACATACACTATCCAGCCATCAATCAACCCTAGAGACTTTCCTGTTCGCGCTGGACCAACGAAAATGACTGAATCATACCGTCTGTCCGCTAAGCAATTCATCGGTTCAATGATGTACGGCGTTAATGAATCATCCCATGGTATTGACGTCCCCTCGCCCATGGGTACTCGCATATATTTTTTTACGGCTTGAGCAATTGGCATTCGCCTTGGCGCTTTGAGTAATGCGGAAACGTCCTTTCTCACTGAAGATGCTGAGGCGTAATTAGTTTTCATCATCAAAATCCTCTGCATTCATAACCTCAGATGAAAGCACGTTCCTCAATTCATCGACGAGCTTTTGAGCCTCTGTGATTTGATCTGCTTTCCAGCCATTATCTCGCTCAAGTTTGTCTGGCCATGTATCTAGTACCTGAGAAATAGCTTTGATCATCACCGCCATTTCACGATGAACATCCGCAACCGGCACTAGTTGCTTCAGTGTTGTTTCCAGCTTTATTCGTTCATTTTCAGATTGGTACCAATCTTTTCTGTCCTTTGGAAACATGAGTGCGGGATCTTGAATGCCACTCGGCTCTGAATCTTTATCGGCACCAAATAAAACGGGGCCGACTTCCCGAAGTGCATAAACGGGATTGCCTCTTACATTACTGGCTATTGGGGTATTCGCATCGAGCAATCGCTTTTTAACTGTTCCGCGATTTAAGCCGAATGCTTCAGCAATCTTAGCTACGCTCCAGTTGTAGGCGTCCCCCAGATTGCTGATGTTGGACATTGACACCTCACTCTGTCAGGTGAAAATTGATATTTTCATTTATTATCATAGGGATATAACGCATTGAGGTGACAACTCATTATTAAATCTGTCACCTCAATCTCGATATTCACAAATTAAATCAAATAGTTAAATCACCTGCTGCTGACAGCATGGAAATTTGAAAACGAGCCGTTTCCCGCGTGGTCGCCGCCTCGTGGTAGGGGTACCCCATCAGGAGTACCTTTTGAATTATGTGTAAAACTAATCAACCAAGTGAGTTTAAGGGGTCTTTGGAGGAGGGAGTTTGTTGGAACTGTTAGACCGCTTGGGTTGATAGCCCTTAACATTTTTATCACAGCCATTTATCCACCGATCTAATTGTTCTCTGAATTGGTTTGGTTTATTAAAACCCTGAATACCCATATTTGTCTCCTTTTGACTATTACCCGCTGTAATCAATTTGCACTCGAATAGCTTCTTCATAGGTTGCATCACGCCACCCTGATGTGATTTGGCTGTCATTGCTTGAAGTGGGGTCAGGGTAGCGATAACGCTTTATGCTGATCTCTACTTGAAGCACAGATAATCCAGTTAGCATCTGGCGCCTGAATCTAAATCTACCAGTCAAGCTAATCTCGCTATTTCTATATAGAGGAACTGGCATATCAAGCAAAGCCTGAGCTGTTACGTAAAGCATCAATGGAGACCTGTCGAAGCTTATCAGCTATAGCAGCATTAGCATCGTTAAATGCTTGCGTTAACTCTTCGATTTGCTGTTGGTTCTTTTGCGTATTAGCTATTAATTGTTGCAATGCATGACTTAGTGACTCAGCTTTAAAAGCCATAGCAGCATCAGAGTCTGATTTACCAATGTACCCTTCTGAACCAAGCAATACTGAGCCATCACGCATATATGCCATACCACCCACTCGCCACATGATTTTTGATGACTCGCGGTTAGCTGCTTTACGTGCGATGTCCTGTAATACCGCTTTATCAATAAAGACATCATTAACAAACGCCTTAGCTTGGGTTATTGCAGTTGTTATGCCTGTGAATTCGGCGTTGCCACTGGCGATATCAATCTTAAACTCAACCTTATTCTTTAGGTCTGCATCAATCAGTAACCCAGCAATGCGCTTCAGTTGTGCTTCTAGCTTATCCATCTCAGTAGTATCAACTGATACCTTGATACTTAACTCGATGACTTCTTTTTTATCTGACATGACTTTCTCCACAAATGAAAAAGCCACCAATGATTAGCTGGTGGCTATTTAGAATATTGTGCTAATTAAATTTATATGACTCCGGGAAATCGGCTAACCGACCACTATTAAAACCAATATAAAACTCTATCAATGCTACTCAATGAATAGCATTTGTAGAATTAAATAAAATTATGTCTCTCCATAAGTCACGCCGCTTCTTCTCCAATGGCTGACGTTTCCACCGCATGAGCTATCCACACTTGGATTCGTTGTTTTTGATTCTATATATGCGCTATCCGCTTAGAGGTTGCGGGTCTCAGCTAACATATAAGACAGCGACAACGCAGCGCCTCGCTCGCAATTATTCTAGTTGCAGAACGCCATGTTCTTCAGAGCCTGAATAAGCAATCAGACCTTCATAAATAATTTCTTCACCATCACAGATAGTGCCGACTTCAATTGTGTAAGACAGTTGATCTTCTTCTTGTGCAAATTCATGTAGTGATTTGATTTGCCCTGGTGTTAATACAATTTTTCCTGACATATAAATTACCTAAAATAAAAGCGATTAATCGGAAGCTAGCTATTGCTATCCCAGTTTGGCGCGGACAAGACAGTCTTTAGCTTCAAGTAACTTACGAAGCCCTGCTGCCTTCTCATTACCATCTGGCAACTGTTCATCCATCTGTTTGACCAAATCACCAATAGTTAGCTGGTGGCTATTTTTTAAAAGCGCTCAATGCGCTGAGATAAAGTTTCAGAGTAACTGCGCATATGACCTAATTGCTTACTCAATAACTCTTGGTCGCGATGCTCCAGCGTTTTACAGATATCGCCATTAATGAAAGTTGTCAGCTTTGTGATTTTGTCGTCTAACTCAGTTTTCTCATCTACTACTCGTTATTGATGTGGTTGCATTTGATACTCCTGTAGGCATAAAAAAGCCCCGCATTTAGCGAGGCTCATATTTGTAATATCCGCTTGAGATTACTACCTTTTTAATGTTGTGGTCATTCACGATTAACGTATAGTGACGTTACATTCATGAACTATTATTCTCTACTTGGCCCCGATTTCTGGGGCATTTTTATTTATCAAAAGCAAAAGGCCATCGGTGATTAGCTAATGGTTATGAACCTTTACAAATATAAGTTGGCTATTATTTAAACAATGGCGTACGTTGAATAGGCTCGCTTAACAAGCTAATGCTAGCAGCGAGCATGCATGACACGTCTACTCGGACAAAATATAATAAGACTTAAACTATCCTATACATTCAGACCCTCATTAGACACGTGGGTCTATTTTTTTAATTCTATCAGCTTCAATTTCCCGTATTGCTTTAAGTTGCTCATTCGCTTTTTCTATCGTTCCTAACAATAATCTGTTCCACAATATAGACGCTTTGAATGATAGGGTTTTACCATCACTGTCAGGCGGCAATGGCGGTACCACAGAATTAGTTAGTGTCGATGGAATGGGAACGCATTGCGCGCTCTCGTAACTCGTTTGTGTACTCGAACAAGCCATCAGTAATAAGCTGAGGCACAAGAGAATCACAAGAAGACTCTGCTTTGAGTATCGTTTTATATTCAATGACTTTCTCCTGCGCTTTCGCATCAGCTTGGATGCCGTTCCGGTATGCTGTTGTTGCTATCTGATTGAAGCGATTGAATTGAAATGACTGACGGGCAATGACTGCACTTTGTTTGATGTTATCTTGCTTTAATTTGTCGTTGTCGCTCTTAACTGCAGTGTTGTTGTCATAAAGCGTTAATGCCAACCAGCTAACAGCAACTAACATTAAAAAAAGCCAAAACGAGTTATCTATCTTCAT